GGACGAAAACTAAAAAATACTTTCGTTCTACCAAGTCTGGTGCTGGTATGACAAAGGCCGGTGTCGCCAGATATAGACGTGAAAATCCAGGCAGTAAGTTAAAAACTGCTGTTACTGGTAAGGTTAAAAAGGGTAGTAAGGCAGCTAAGAGACGTAAGTCATTTTGTGCAAGAAGTGCAGGACAGATGAAGAAGTTTCCAAAGGCAGCTAAAAACCCGAATAGTCGTTTACGACAAGCAAGGAGAAGATGGAAATGTTAGCAAATATCATAGGACCTATAAGTTCTCTTGCTGGAACGTGGTTACAGGGACGTGTTGATAAAGCAAAAGCGGAAACAGAAGTTAAAGTAGCAAAAGCAAAAGCGGAAGCAAAGGTCTACGAGACTGAGGCTACATCTAGTTTTCTTAATGAACAGGCTCTTACAAATCAAATGGGTGAAAGTTGGAAGGATGAAGCATGGTCACTTTGGTTCATAGCTGTTCTGACAGCGTGTTTTTTGCCTTGGACACAAGAGTATGTTAAAGAAGGTTTTATATTTTTAGATCAACACACACCAGATTGGTTTCATCATATGTTATACATAGTCATAGGAAGTTCATTTGGATATCGGTTTGGTAAACAAGGACTACAACTATTTAGTAAAAAGGGTAAGTGATGGCTGAAAGAAAACTAAAAAAAGTAATTAAAGGTTTAAAAAAAGCATCTAAGACACATGCTGCACAGGCAAAAACATTAAAAAGCGTTTTAAGAAAAAGGAGAAAGAAATGAATAAAAAGAAAGATTTAAAACCTATTCCAGAAGGAAATAAAGGTCTTCCTAAACTATCAAAACCTGTTAGAGAAAACATGGGTTTTATGAAAAAAGGTGGTGTAGTGAAAATGCAAAATGGTGGATCTATACAAGTATCTGGCAAAAACTTTTCTGGTATTTATTAAATAAAACAAGATGGATGTTGCAGACTTCGCAAAACATGTGTATAAGATGTTGGAAAGACGTGAGCAAGATATTGCTACCATCTTAACATCTGGTGGTATCCAGGATATGGAGAACTACCGACTTCTTGTAGGCGAGATGCAAGGCTTGAACTACGCAAAAGGAGAAATGAAATCCTTGTTGGAGAAAAATTACGAAGATGGCGAAGACATTATTAGTACCTGACCATATACTTCAGAAAAGAAAAAAAGATAAAGCATATGTAAAGAAAGAAGAAAGGGTTCTAGACCCCACACTTCTTGACAAAACATTTAAAGAAAGACTACCTCAACCAACTGGTTGGAGGATTCTAGTGGCACCTTATCAAGGTAAAGAGGTTACTAATAAAGGTGTAATCATACCAGATCAAATACGACAGAGAGAAGCATTAGCAACAGTTGTTGCTTATGTACTAAAAGTCGGACCTTTGGCGTATAAGGATGGAGATAAATTTGGAAATCCAAATAATCCTTGGTGCAAGGAAGGTGATTGGATTTGTATAGGTCGATATGCAGGATCTCGTTTTTCATTAGAGGACATGGAAGTTCGTGTCATTAATGATGATGAGGTGATTGCTACATTGCTCGACCCAGAAGATATTAAACATATATAAAGGATAACGTATGTCAGAAAATTTAGCTGAAGAAAAAGTTGAAACAACCGAAGAGGGAAAAGATGTTGAAATCACTTTGGATGAAAATGTTGAACCTGCTAGTGATAATACAGCAGAAGACACATCTAATACTGGACAGTCTGAACAAGAGACAGAAGAACCAGATGAAAAAGAGTTACGAGAGCACGGCAAAAAAGCAAAAGACCGAATTAAAAAACTCACAACCAAGTACAAAAACGAAGAAAGAGCCAAGCAAGAGGCGGAGAGGAAGGCCAAGGAAACAGCCTTAGAGAATGAAAAACTTAGAGAAAGATTAAAAAATCTTGATCAAGGATATATTTCAGAGTATGGAACTCGCCTTGATGCACAGCTTGAACAGGCAAAAAAGAACTATCGAGATGCTCATGAAGCTGGTGATGTGGATAAAATGTTTGATGCACAACAGGCACTTTCAAAGATATCGATTGAACAAGAACGTCATCGAATAGCTAAAAATAGACAAGAGGAAGAGGTTAAACAATCAGAACAAGAACCTCAACCTCAACAACCTCAACAACCTCAAGAAGTACCCATTGATCCAAAGGCACAGGCTTGGGCAGAACGTAATGATTGGTTTGGTGAAGATGAAGTAATGACAAGCACAGCTATGGGCATTCACCAAAAATTATCAAAAGAAGGGTTTGACCTTTTATCTGATGAGTACTATGATGAAATTGATCGACAGTTAAAAAACTTGTTCCCAGACAAATTTAATACTGAACGATCATCCGTAGGAGGTGCCAGGGTCGCTCCGGCTGATACTTCCGCTTCACGCAAAAAACCGGGACGCAGAACTGTTCGATTGAATGATCGACAAGTAGCAATAGCTAGAAAACTTAACGTACCCCTTGAGGAGTACGCAAAGTATGTAAAGGAGTAGATGATGACAGATCGAACAAAAAGAGAGGAAAATACACGGGCAACCTCTACCCGTAGAAAACCCTGGTCTCCACCGAGCAGACTTGAAGCTCCAAAAGCACCAGCTGGATATAGACAGAGATGGATAAGAACTAACATTCGAGGCGAGGAGGATCAAATGAACGTCCACGCTAAGTTAAGAGAAGGTTGGGAACCTGTTCGTGCTGACGAATATCCAGACAGTGAATTTTCTACTATTACAGAAGGAAAGCATACTGGTGTCATTGGTCAAGGAGGCTTGATATTGGCTAGGATACCTGAAGAGACGGCATTGGAAAGAAACGATTACTATCGGGGTCGTACCCGCAACCAAATGACGGCTGTTGATGAAAACTTAATGAAGGAGTCACATCCTTCAATGCCTATCCAAAAGGAAAGGCAAAGTCGTGTAACATTTGGAGGAAACCGAAAAGGTGAATCCTAATGAAATTTTAATTTTAACTAGGAGGTTTTATGGCTAACGTAAGCTTAAAATTCGGCTTAAAACCAATCAATGGTTTTGGCGGTACTACTGCTGATGGAGTAAGTCAATACTTTATCGCAAGTGATGCTTCAGCTATATTCCAAGGTTCACCTGTAATTGTTGAATTAACAGGTGGAACTATTGCAATAGGTACAGCAACTGGTGATACAAAACAGTTGTTAGGCGTTTTTGCAGGTTGTGAATATGTTGATGCAACAACAGGAAAACTAAAGTTTTCTAACACATGGCCTGGTTCTGGGTCAGCAGATACTAACCACGATATAAAAGGTTTCGTGTATGATAACCCTATGCAAAGATTTATCGTTGCATCTGACGGAACAAACACCAATAAGGCAACTGCTAGAGCAGATATTTTCAAAACAGTTGAACTTGAGAATGGTGCTGCAGGGAATACTACAACAGGTATTTCTACTGCTCAGATCGATATATCTACAGCGGAGGATTCAGATCCGTCTAATCCTTTAATGATATTGGGTATACATGATGATCCTACAAATGCTGATCATTCAGCAGCTGGGGTTAACTATATCGTTAAAATTAACAATCATATCTTCTTCAGTTCTGTTGGAGATTCTGATGCAGCTATTTCTTAAAGGAGATTAATTATGGCGATAAGTAGAGCACAATTATCTAAAGAGCTAGAGCCAGGTCTTAATGCTCTTTTTGGAATGGAGTATGCTAGATACGAAAATCAGCACTCTGAAATTTTCACAACAGAATCATCAGACAGATCGTTTGAAGAAGAAGTAATGCTATCTGGCTTTGGTGCCGCACCGACTAAGTCGGAAGGTACTGGAGTGGCATTTGATGATGCAAATGAAGCTTATACTGCAAGGTATAACCATGAGACTGTTGCTTTAGCATTCAGTATCACAGAAGAGGCTGTTGAAGATAATCTTTATGACAGACTTTCTGCTAGATACACAAAGGCTTTAGCACGTTCAATGGCACACACTAAGCAAGTTAAAGCTGCTGCTGTATTAAACAATGCATTTGACAGCACTGTTACAGGCGGTGACGGCAAGGAACTCTGTGCAACAGATCATCCATTAACAAATGGATCAACTTTTGCAAATGAACCTTCAACTGCGGCAGACCTTAATGAAACATCTCTTGAAGATGCATTAATTAAGATTGCTGGATTTGTTGATGAAAGAGGTCTTATTGTAGCATTGAGAGGAATGAAGTTAATTATTCCTAGACAGTTACAATTCGTTGCTGAGAGAATCATGAATACAACATTGCGTGTTGGAACCGCAGATAATGATATTAATGCACTCAAGAACATGGGTATGTTACCACAAGGTTATGTAGTCAATGACTTCCTAACTGATACAGATGCATTTTTTATCATGACAGACACTCCTCGTGGGTTCTTGCATTTTGAGCGTGTAGCTTTATCAACTGGTATGGAAGCAGACTTCGATACTGGAAACATGAGATATAAAGCTCGTGAGAGATATTCTTTTGGATTCTCTGATCCAAGATGTGTATTTGGTTCACCAGGT